GTGCGGTTTCTTCAGCAGCATCACCTTCAGCTTTGATGTTGACAAGAGCTGTTTGCTTGTTACGTTCAAGTTGAGCGGTTTGATCGGCCAGTTGAAGAGGATTAAATCCCTGGCTTTCTACTGGACTTTGATAACCTTGCTGTAGTTGTAATTCTTTAGATAGTGCCATAGTTTACCCTTTAGCCATTGTTCTACCAGTAGTCATAGCCATGGATGCTCCACCCATCAAGGCATTGGCAATAGTCAACCCAGCGTTAGGTCTAAATGGTTGATCTGGCATATCTGCTGGAATAAATTGTTGCAGTTCTGGTAGAATACCAAGATCCCCATAAGCACCAAAAATAGATTGTGTTGCTTGCCTACTAAGTGCTTGTTTGGTTCGACCAGCTTGACTTACAACGCCTGTCAACCTTTCAGCTTCCATGGCTGCATTACGACCAAATACACCAAGAGTTCCAAGTACATCAGCACGTTGACGAGAACGGCTTGTACCTTCAAAAGCGGCACGGTTAAACCCTACAGCTTGAGAAAGAGCAGCCAGCTGTCCTTGCCTAGAATAAGCAGACTGAGCAAATGCTTGCCCTAATTCACGTTGAATATCTTCACCAGCACGTGCATAGTCCTCTTGAATGAATCCAAGATTCTGCTGGAAACGTCCTGTTTGATAACCATAAATGTCAGCAGTACGTTTGTTGGATTCAGAAATCAAACGCATGTTCAATGCATTCTGACGCTGAACCCTAGCCTTTTCGGCTTCATACTGTTGTTGACGTTGAGCGCTTTCTTGGCTAGCACCGAACAGTGATTGACCAATGCTCAACGCCCCCATAATACTGGCGCTTATCGGTTCAAATGCTACCATAATTTACCTTTGCAAATTCCACATAATAGATGTTTCTTGTGTCGCACAGAACGACATTGATAACCTTGAAACCAATAAGCCTCAAGAACTTCCTTAGATTATTGTTCTGAATATCTACTCGGTTCCAAAGCATTGGTCCCAAAGTTTTTACAAACTCTCTAGCCCATTTGATAAATGATTTAGGGTGCTTACGAATCTCATGTGTCATGTTCATCCATATGCACCCATAATCATCAACACCAAATAACGCAGCAGGTTTGTTGTCTGGGCTAATTAAAAGAAAGGTTTTACTATAAAGTGTATCAGCAGCCATGCACAGGACTGGATGAATACCAGCCCTTGCAAAGTCTTCCATACCTTCTTCTAATAGATCACGGGCTATCACAGGTACATCTTTTAGGGTCGCAGGTCTTACACTGAACCCATGGGTGGAATTGCTCACTGTTAACCTCCTCGGTAGAAGCGACTGCTGTATTTACCTTCCCAAGTCAAATCAAGTAGACTTACTGGGAATGGAGTATCACCAATAATTCTAATTGAAGTGTTTCTGTTACGTTGATAGATAGGAACAATGTGAACAGAACCAGAGGAAAGGTTAACGTTATTTAATACATAAGTGTTAGGTAAGGTAGTAGATACTACATTTTCCCAAGTAGGAATACCTGTTAAATCAATTTCATAAGTCACAGGACCACTGAGACCCGTGGCTACGTTAATACGATGTAGAACAAGATCAGCTGTTTGATCGCTGCTGACAAAACTACCCTCGTTCTTAGTAAGATAGAACGTTGGAAGTTCTAAGGACATCTCATATTGGAATCCAATAATTAGATCCCGTCCACGATAGTCACCATCAATGTCTGCATAATAAGCACCGGTTGTACCTGCCACGGTAGGTGACAGTACAGCACCAACGGATTGACTAGAGACAGCATTGCTACCTCCAATGTACCCGCCTAAGGCAACAACTACAAAGGTTTTGCCTGTTACCATTTCATATGGCAAGAAGATTCGTGTAGTATCAGTGCCAGAGTTGTATGTACGGTAGGGATTGATGGACCAGTAATCCAAGAACACATCAGTCTTTTCACCAGTAGGGAGAGTCAAGAACCCTTCTTCACTGGATTGGCGAAGATTATAGGATTGAATATCAACTTTGGTTCCATTAGCAACAACTGCATAGTAAGTACTTTGATCAAAGAATTGATCAAGCAAAGTACCAGTCAAAGTCCACTTGTACCAAGACTGAACTCGTTTCTCATTTAACTGCAGAAATCTATATTGGTAAACAGTGCTGTTTCCAATAGTACCCAAAGAAATAATTGATGCAGCAGCAGAAGAGATAAAGTGATCAATTGTGCTGGGAATCAGTTCAGGGATGTTATACGTAAGTTCTTCAGCCAAGGGAGGACTATCGTTACGTATATCAAGCAGATTAAATACTTTGGTGTAAAGAGGTGTCTTAGCAATAAAGTTAGTTGAAATGCCAGTAGACACAGCCTCAATATCTGGATCAGACTCGTATGAAGACATCGTGTTAATCTTAGCTGTTTTAGGACTAAGGATGTCAGAGTCAGTACTAAGCAGGAATTGCTCAGTATCACCAAACAGAATCAAACCTACAGCAGTAGGTCGAACATAATGCAGAGTAACAGGCTTAGCAGTTGATGCCGAAATATCAATCGGATCATCATCAGTGGCTGTAAGAGCAGTTGTATTAAAGAAGTTGAACAGGTCTCCTGCTCTACTCATTGTAACTGTCTCATTCGACAAGAAACCAAAGCGGTTCCTATAAAGGAACATGTGCCTGATTTGTGACCCAACAAAGCTAGGATTAGGGTTGGTAGTAAGATCACCAATAACCCGTTCATCCCAAGTAACTGGACCATAAGTAAAAGATCCATCCGATTGCCGTACCAGCTGGTGAGGCATAGTCAAAGGATCAAACTGATAGGTAATACCAGGTCCAACTGTTTCTTCCCAGGTACCTACACCATAGGTAGCACCTGATGAAGCTACAAATTTTAGCCACATGTCATCAACTTCAATATCACCAGAGTTGACAACCTTAACGACGTATCCGTTTTTAGCTTGATTTGGAAGAGCTGAGACGGTAGCTACGGTATCCTGAAAGGCATACAAAGCATCTTGGGATGGACCGCCCACGGTTTCAATAGTGAAGGCAGCAGTACAACTAATATAAATACCAGCACCAACCCTAACAGCAGTATATGTCTTACCACCAAATGTTTGGTTGTGAATATCACTAACCAGGTCGGTAAGAATCTGATCTACATCACCACCAGCACCGGCATTATAACTACCACGAACAGTGCCATCAAGTTTGATTTGGTAATGACCAGTACCTACGATAGATAGAACGACCATAGCTTGATGTGGAAGCGCAGCTGTAGTAGTTGCATCCATAGCCACAGTCTTACCTTTATTCAAGACAAAGGTGTAGTCATTCAGAGTCAATACTTCAATGTCTTCAGGATTAGCATCCTTAAGGTAGGCATTGGCGGGGACGGTAGTGATAGCACAATTAGCTACTTGGGTATTGTATAATCCAAGTTTAGTAGCTTCATCCGTTACAGCATTGTCGTAGTTGGTCTGCGCTGTATTCATAGCAGCAAGTGCTGTAGCCAGCTGACCAGCTGTATGTGTAGCTGCTACCTCATGCACCGCTGTAAAGATTCTGTAACCGTCTGCAGCGAGCTTTGGATGCTCGTCGGTACGTTCAGTCCCAAGGGTGTATCCAGCGGGCAAGGAGGCGTTTACAGACACCACTGTGTCAGCGTTCTTGACGGTGTACACACCAGCAGCATTCTTGATGATACCTGAGTACAGGTAAACATCATAAAAGGAGTTAGGTTCAGATGGAGGGGTATAGTTATACTTTACACTGAATAGTTCTTCTGTAGTTGTGTTTTGACCAGCAAGAGTTTCAGCGTAGGTTGACTGAGCTGTATTAAGAGCATCAAGTCTAGTTTTGGTTAGAGCTGCTGCTGTGTTGTAATTAGCCAGTGTAGTTTTTACATTAGCAATAACACAAGTACCAGGGACACCTGCGTTACTTCCCATGTTTACTGCACGAGGAGAACCATCTGTCAAACTCCAAATACGAAACACATTGTTTGCATATTGAGCAATGTACTTCTCCTCTTGATCCCTAAGAATCGAAAACCAACGACCAGTGGTGGTAGCGTTTGTCAACGACTCAATGTATTCACCACCAGGACGCTTCAACATACCCAACGCAAAGTCAGGCAGTGTATTCACAGCATCTCGGACTTGACCGGGGAACTTCCTGCTATCAGGTTGTTGAGAGATACCAAGGAATAGGTTTGGGATTCTCTGGGAAATTGTACTCATCGCATCAAAGCTTGGTAAGGTTGATAGCTTGCATAATAATTCTGACCATCCTTAAAGCCAAACATAGAATAGTCACCTTGGTTGCACTCATATTCCAAAGCGCCTGCCCGTGTGTACACTTCTTGTTCAGCAAGGAGTTTGTTGATTTCTTGATCACCAATCAGTTTAGTAGCACACATACGTGCAGCACGTGCAACAATATAGGCTTGAACAGGCGGTGGTACATCAGTAAAGTCGAAGTACCAAGTCAAATCAACATGAATGTTCTCAGTAAATTCGTAGGTATGGTGAAGACGGTCATACAACTTTCCATTACGACGCACTAGATCGTAATCATTTTTATGATGTTCTACATTTGCATCCATCTGTAGAACGTTGTACGGATAAGTGATTTGATTAGTTATTGAATCGGGAACCATTTCATAGTCCCGTTCAGTATTGAAGATCCATCCTTCTGATTGAACTTGCTTGTTAACTTCACGCAAAGTATTCAGAACAATAGATACCTCAGGATTCTGAAGATCCAAGGTGGTGACAGGAGCCTGTCCCACTGAGCTAAGTATTTGATTTACAGCATCCAGTTCGGTGGACACAGCATAAGTAGGAAAGGGCATCTCTGTTCACAAAGAATAAAAAAAAGGGGAACCGAAGTTCCCCCAGGATTGATTACTAGAATCAGAAAGCAGAAGGCGCAGTAGCACCCACATACAGCTCAACAGCAGCAGCGGGGTTCAGGTAGTCAGCACCCATAGCCAGACGGCCAAGGATCACATCACCCTGGTAGATCACAGACACGTCGCCGCTGGTCACCTGCACTTGGGGACCGATGGCTTCCACAACACCAGCAGCCTCTTTCTGGAAGATCAGGCCGCAGGACTTAGAACCAACTTCAGCAGCAGTACCGTAGTCATTCTGGATACCGGTGGTAGCGGGGCTAGCGTTATCCAGAGCAGGATTCACGAAGCTACCCAGGTTACCAGGAGCAGTCTCACCGGTGGTGCCGCCGTAGGCAGTACCGTAGTTACCCAGGAACGGAATGTTCATGGACTTGTAGATCTTGATACCGGCGATCTCAATGATGCCGTTACCGTTCTGCAGGCTGTCACCTTGCGAATCACGATTCACCAGACCGTTGGAACCAACAGCTTGGATCAGCGCGTAGTACTGGCGGGGGTTCAGCACACCCACACGACCATCGGAGCTAACGCCCTTCTCGTCCATAGCAGCAGCAGCGTCATAGAACGCAGCCACTAGAGCAGCGGAATCGAAAGCGTCAGAATCGTTGACAGAAGAGCCCACACGAATCTGGGTACCACCAGGCTCAACGAAGTTGGCCTTGGTGATGGGGCTAGCAGAACGAGCACCGCGAGCGATAGCACGGAAGATGTAACGGTCATACTTTTCAGCGAGAGCATAACCAATCTTGCGGCTGATTTCGCTACGCAGATCGTAGTGCGAAAGCACCTCATCCAGTTCGTACACAAAGGCAGAGCTAATCAGAAGGTCATCACAGGTGATGGTCTTCTCAGCCACCGGAGGTGCACCATCGGTGTTACCCAGGATGCTGTTACCAGGAGTGTGGTACTCAGCAGTGGTACGACCGGTGTAGATGAATTGCAGGCTCTTGCCACCCTTGAGGGTGCGCTTCATCACCAGGTCACGAGCAATCGACTCGCGCTGGAAGCCTTTGAACATTTCACCCGAAAACAGTTTCAGGTACAGAGCACGGGCATCGCCCGCACCGTTAGATTGACCAGGGCGCGTAAGCAGTGCCGGGTCAACACTAGATTGATGAGCCATTGTTTTTTTTTTAAGAGAGTTAATGTTTAATCGACTCTCTGAACGTTCAGAGTTATTTAGTTTTTATTGTAGCGTTAGGGTGCTACATACCGCTAGCGGTAAGGGTGTCGGCGTACCGGCCTTACCAAGACCCAGGTGAGGAGTTGCACCTCACACTTCTAGGCTATGTGCCTAGCGTTCTTCTATTGAACTACTGAGTTGTTTGATTAACCGATGACAGGTGCAATCAGAGCAACAGGAGTTGACTCAGCAGCAGCAAGATCAAGCGGGAAGTTGTGAGCATTCCGTTCGTGCATCACCTCAAAACCAAGACCAGCTCGGTTCAGGATGTCAGCCCAGGTGTTCACTACATTACCTTTGTTATCCAACAGAGATTGGTTAAAGTTAAAGCCATTCAAGTTGAATGCCATGGTGCTTACTCCAAGAGCAGCAAACCAAATACCAACCACAGGCCAAGCAGCGAGGAAGAAGTGAAGGCTACGGCTGTTGTTAAAGGAAGCGTACTGGAAGATAAGCCTACCAAAATAACCGTGAGCAGCGACAATGTTATAAGTCTCTTCTTCTTGACCAAACTTGTAGCCGTAGTTCTGAGAGATCTCTTCAGTAGTTTCCCGTATGAGAGAGGAAGTAACCAAGGAACCGTGCATCGCACTGAATAGCGACCCACCGAACACTCCAGCGACCCCAAGCATGTGAAACGGGTGCATGAGAATGTTATGTTCGGCTTGGAACACCAGCATGTAGTTGAAGGTCCCCGAAATACCCAAAGGCATAGCATCCGAAAAGGAACCTTGCCCAAAGGGATAGACAAGAAATACAGCGGTTGCCGCTGCAACAGGAGCTGAGTATGCAACAAAGATCCAGGGCCTCATCCCTAATCTATAGCTAAGTTCCCACTCTCGTCCCATGTAAGCATAGATGCCAATGAGGAAGTGGAAGACTGTGAGCTGGAAAGGACCCCCGTTGTAGAGCCATTCATCAAGTGAATTAGCTTCCCAAATTGGGTAGAAGTGTAGTCCGATGGCATTGCTGCTCGGAATGACGGCTCCCGATATGATGTTGTTTCCATAAAGTAGACTCCCAGATACGGGCTCTCGGATGCCATCAATATCGACAGGGGGAGCCGCAACGAATGCAATGATGAAGCAGATGGTGGCTGCAAGAAGACACGGAATCATCAGTGTCCCGAACCACCCAACATAAAGACGGTTGTTAGTACTGGTTACCCAAGTACAAAAACGCTCCCAATAGTTTTGAGAGCGTGGAGCTGCGAGAGTAGCAGTCATGAATGAAGTTAGTTAAGACGAGTTACGTGAACCCTTCCAACTCCAGAGCTAGTGAGACCGATTCGATCAGCCGCACCTTTACTGAGATCTAATCCCCTGTCATATGCATAGGGACCGCGATCATTGACCCGAACAACGGCACACCGTTTGAAACAGACTTTAAGTTTAGTTCCAAATGGGAGTGTCTTGTGCGCTGCAGTAAGGCCGTTTTGATTATATCGTTCACCATTGGCAGTAAGGTGTCCATGGAATCCAGGACCATACCAGCTGGTGATCACCGACAGAGTAGTTAGAATAGGTAGCATAATTAAAAAGCGAAGGACTTTTATATTTCCATCTACTCATTATGGGCTATCACCACTCGCAGGTCTGATAGCCCAGTTAGGTTACTTTTTCTTAGCAGTCTTAGCTGCTTGTTTGAATTGCTTAGCAGTGGGTGCACCGGCAGTACCAGGCTTACGCATCTTCTCACCACTACCTTTGGCAATACGCTCACGCTTGGCGTGAATGTTTGCATAGAGACCAGGCTTAGCCATTTAACATTTCCACTTACGAAGGGCTAGTGCTTTACGAGTAGGTCGTCCTTTCTCATCCTTCATCGGACCTGGGTTACCTGACATACGTGCACAGAATGAACGCTTACGAGGACCACCTTCAGGTTGAGGAGCTTTGAGATTAGAGCCTGTCTCACGGTTATATTTAGCACGACCAGCGGCTGTTAGACCGCCGGTACGTGATTTGTGTTTTCCAATTTTAAGGCTAACACTTTTAGCCATTACTTTTTCTTTTTAGATTTACCAGCTTTACTGAGTGCAATGGCCACCGCTTGTTTCTGCGGGTAACCTTCACCCTTCAGTTTACTGATGTTAGAAGAGACAGCTTTATCGGACTTACCTTTTTTTAGTGGCACCGCGCTTCTCCTTCATCTCTACTTTCTTGGACTCTTTACCTTCGTGTTTTTTCATGGCAGCTTTGGAAGCATACACTTCCTTGCCACCATACTCTTTCATCTTTTTAGTGGGCATCACCAAATACCAGGAATAATTTGACCAGTCAGCGCGTAAGCACCAATAGCAGCCATGAAGCCAAGCATAGCCAGGCGACCGTTGAGGAGTTCAGCACGTTCGTTGTGAGGCACGGTGTAGTTGTGATCGGTGTACATGGGAGGTTCAATAGGCCAGATGTTAGTGTCGTTCATCAGAACTCAATATCAGATCGTTCAAGTTTATCAATGACATCCTGGCGATAGGCAGGGTCATTATCATAACGACGATCAGCCATTGCACGAACCAGTTCAGCCTGGCTACGGAAGACATCTTGTGATTGAGCAGGCTTACCACTCAGCATGTTACCTTCAACACCCATGGAATCAGTATAGCGATAGTACAGTGCCTGCAGAGCAAGTTGGATAGCGTTGGTGTTGCCGGATTCAATCAGAGAATCAAAGGCTTCAATCTCACCTTCGCTGAAGTTCTCAGCAGCCCAGGTAGTCAGTTGATTATAAGCGGCTTGGCCGCCTACCATGTTCTGCAGTTGGTTAACTTCTTGATTAGTCAGCTCTCGTCCAGATGGAGTAGGAGCATTTTCTTGCATCTCAAAGTATGCTTTGACAAGATCTTGAGATGACATTTGAGAGAATGCATCAAGAGTTTCTTGACTCAGTTCTCCGTTCTGGGAATACTCCTCACCAGCAAGTGAGAGAAGACTAGAGAAATCTTCATAGTCCCGACTGTCTTCTTCGACTGATTCCTCTTCATCAGAAACTTCTTCAGCTTCTTCACGAGAGTTACTACCCAGTTTCTTTTCCAGCTCAATATAAGCTTTCTCAAGATCCTGAGCGTTCTTGTATTTACCAGCCAGCATACCCTCGTGTTGAGCCATAAGCTCTTCGCCAATGGCAAGGGAATCTGCTTCGTCGGATTCAATTGACGACATTACTTCTGCATCAGGAGTAGCATCGTAACTCAAAATTTCAGCCATAAAAAGTTATTGCATTGGTGGAGCGGATTGTTGGCTACCCAAGTATTGAGCAACAGCTTCTTCCGCATTGGGATTCTTGGATGGGTCAGCCATAGGTACCTTCAACATATCAGGCAGCTGTTGCATTTGCATCATCTGCTGCTGTTGACCCATAGCTTGTTGACGTTCAGCAGTACGCTGGTCAACAGACTTAACAAGGTTCAGTACATCAATACCCTGTGCAGCTGCCAAGCGTTTGATAGCTTCATCTGCATTGATGAATTGAAGCATCTGGTCAGGACCAAGTGCTTGAGAGATTGTAGCAATGAAGGTGGTAAGAGACTCACGATCTTGACCACGACCAAGAGCGTTGATACCAGCAACAATAGTTGGGTTAACCAGATCCTTAGGAATCCGAGGAAGTTCACCAGAACGTTGCAGTACCAGCAGCTTACGGTTGAGATAAGGAATCAGGAACTCAACAGTCAACAAGGAGAACAGGCCACCGAGTTGTTGTTCCAGTTCCATCTGGGTGAGGCGGACTTCTTCCGCAGTAGTGCGCTCAGATTGACGAACAGTAAGCACAAGGAATGCTTCTGCAATACGACGTTCAAGTGTACCAGCAAGGTTAGCAGCTGTACTGAAGTCAGCAGTCTTACCCACTTGGATAACACCAATGTCATCGGGTCTGCCTTGAACGATTGCACCGTTGCCTGCCTGGGCTATGGTGGCCGGTTTGGTAGTGCTTGAGGGTGATACCACGAAGACCACCTTAGCGGCTGCTGCAGAGCCTTCTACGAGGGACTGAGAGAGTGCATCAAGGGACTTGAGATCCCCAAGAAACTCTTCTACACGACCCCTTCCATAATTCTCACCATCTACCGTATTGAAGCGAAGGACAAGCCAAGGGTTAGCATCCTTAGGAGCCTTACCTTCAGTGCCTTCAATCTTCTTACCATAGGCTTCTTGATGCCACAGCCAGCGATTGTTATCGAGACGAACGTGGGTATAAACCTCTACGTCATCTTCATGTGCATAGCTGCGATCATTAACTTGATTGTTCTTTTCTTGCAACTCCTTAGGGAGAAGCTTTTTGTTGATCAGTTCTTTGGTGACGATCTCAATTACGTTACCATTACCATCCCGTTCCACTACGTAACGGCTCAATGGATAGTGCTTAAGCCCATCCTTACCCATGTAGATCAACGCATTACCACCAACAACAAGATGTTTGATGGCTTGGTGAACGACAACACGATCACTGGAGGCAGCAATCGAATCCATCACCATGCGTTCAATCTTAGCAAAACTCAGGTCAAGTTCAGAACGGATCTCAGCAGGCAACTCAGTGCCAAGCTTATCATCACGGATCTGAAGCTTAAAGAAAGTAGTTTGGGGTGGAAGCAGTGCAAGCATAAGCTTAGCTGCCAATGTAACTACTGACTTAGCGCCAACTGACTGCCAAGGTTGCTTAAGGGTTTTGTGGGTAATCCTAAACTCATCACGTTGGATGAGATAAGGAATCGTAAGCTCAGAGCATTCAACCGCAGTTTGGAGAAAGTTAGTACGGTAACTACTTAGATGATCGTACCTTGATTTAGCGTTCATTTAATTAACCAACGTTAGTTCCGCTTGCACCTATGCCGATGTTAGTACCAGGGGTGCGGTTAATACGCAGAGAGGCAAGATTTGCTGTAGCTTGTTTCTGTTTAGTACGCATAATAGGAGTTGTTGCTGACTCAGCTCCACCTACTTTAACTGGTGCCTTACTAGCAGCAGCAATAGCAGCTAAAGCTTCTTGCTGTTGTTTATTGGCTGCAGTTTGAAAAGCCAACATTCGTTCTTCTTGCGCTCTCCGGTCCATTTCAGCCATTTGTATTGCACCAGCATATTGTTGTCCAGCGCGTCTAATGTCTTCTTGCCTGTGATGTTCTGGCCGTCCACACATGATGTTAATCCTCGTTAGTAATTCGTGTACGAATCCACTCCACTACACTTACTTGACCAGACCGATACATGATCTGATTAATTGGTGTATCAGGAGTAGGGTTGAATGGTGGATAAAGATCCTCTAGCTCTTCCAACAACCGTTCAACAGTCAGGAGGTTAAGCGTATTGAGGGAGATTTGGGTTTGCATGTTCAAAGAACGCTGGCATACGTGCTCGCTTTGTTTCGACAAGCTCAGGAGCTTTGCCTTCGTACATCAAGCGATCACTAGCATCCAGCCAAAATTTTTTGTTGAGATACTTATTGGGATGTGCCCCAGACAGGGGTTGCATCACCCAGTTGATAGTTGCCTTACGCAGCTTATCAAGAGAAGGAGAGAAATCAACCCCCAACTCACGACAAACAAGGCTATTGGTAGCAACGTGAACTTGCTCATCACGACTAATGTCTGCACTTACAGTGCGGAGACCAGCGTCTCCATTGAAGCGGAAGAAAGGAAGCAATACAAAGAAGATTGCACGTTCAGCAACAAGTGCCTTGGCAATCGTGTGATCGGGGTGAGCAATCCACGCATCACGTAGACGCTTAGCTTCAGCCTCTGCCTGCTCATCAATACCAATGGCGTTGGTGATGTAGGTCAGTGCAAGGTCATGCTTCTCTTCATCACGGATGTTTGATTCAAGAAGTTCCCGTGCTGTCTCAGGTACTTCTTTATTTAGTGCATCTTGAATGAAATCACCAACCGGCAATTCCATATGTCGAATGGCAAGTGCTCGATAAATAGTCTCTTCAGCACCATCAGCCAGTTTACCGGCAGTTGTTTGTACCGGAGTCCAAGTTCTTTTACGAGAGAGTAGTTTCTGATAGGGGTTCATTCGCCGCAATTACAATCTGGAGCAGGGTCGTTGTCTCTGTCATAGAGAATAGACTCCAGGTAATCGTCAACCTCCGACTCGTCCAGTGCAGCATATGCGCTGGTCTTGTCTTGGGTATCACTCATAACCTGAAGCGAGTAATAAAGGGAGGTTTGCGGAGATTGCAACCACTCTTCAATAAACGCCTCGTCATAGGTGATCACATCAGACCAACTATTGAAGCTGTAACCGTGAAGAAGTCCCGTAGCATCCAGCATCTGTACGATGCCATCAGCAACTTTCTTGTAATCCTCCCAGCCAACTTCACTGGCGATCTCTACATTGCCATAGTCATAGCTTTGAACACCAAAGGTGCCAGAGTCACGATCCACTTGACGAGAGATAGGAGGAGCGATCTCAGGGCAGGTGGTGTACCCATCTAGATCAGTATATCGGTAACTGCATGAAGCAGTAGGCGCAATGGCAAAGGCACGTTCCATGTTATTGAAACGAGCAACCTGTGCAGCTGCGCGGATACCCCCTTGCAATTCCTTAGCAAGGATGGTTGCAGGGGTATGTTCATAGTACTGCTTGGAGTTGACTTGCTCAAGGGCTTCACCAAACTCCTTATAGGTCACACCGTTCTTACGGAGCAAGTTTGCCAGTCCGAGCATTCCGAGACCAACTTGGCGATCTGTCTCCGGAGGGAGATATTCTCCACTAGAGCCAACGTCTGTTTTCCCATGGAGTCCGCACAACTCGGACATTCCGTTGACAAATGCAAGTTGAATGTCATTGAGTTCGCACTGGCCGAGGTTGACATGTTGCAGTAGACAGGTACCTCGTGATGGCAGGTACACTTCCAAGCAAACGTTTCCCCGGATTCGATTTCCATTCTTATCTACTTTGGTTTTGTTGAGCCAGATGTCACCTTGGCGAATGCCTTGGAGAAGCGCCTCTTTGACTTCTTGAGTAGAGTGATCCCACCATAGTTGGTTAATATTGACGCAACGCTTGATCCAAGGTAGATCAGCGCGACTAGCAGTAATAAACTCCAGCACGTCGGGATGACTAAGATCAAGATGAGCAACGACAGCTCCATTCTTATAAACTCCTCCTCGCCTCAGGATTTCATTGAGTGTTGAGTAGATCTTTGCAAAGGATACTGGGCCGCTAGCCACAAGTCCTTTGCCATTCTCAGCGCCTTTGGGTCGGAGCTTGGATAGATGGACAGCCACGCCAGCTCCGTAGCGGAGAGCGTGGGAAACAAAACGCCAGGATGCTTCGATACCATTTGGTCCTTCCATTTCGTCCTCCACCACAAAGACTGTGCAGGAGACAGGTAGGCGGGAGGTGGGATCGTCAATCCAAGATTGCACACGCCCAGTACGGGCGATAAGTTCTTTGTGAGGGGCAGACATTATTAAACGAGATCAGTAAGGTTAGGTGGTTGATAGTTTGGTCCTTTCAGAACCTTGCCGTCTTCACGGCGGATGGGATTACCGTCTTCACCAAGCTTACTCATGTTGCTTTGGTGTACTCGGTCCATTGCTTCATCTAGATCCCATTCTAGATTAGCAGCGTATTGGTAGCAGACATACACAAGGTCTGCAAGTTCTTTCAAGCATTCCTCAGCATTACGAGCATAGCCGTACAACAGTTGTTGTTCAGCATCAAGGAACTCTTTGAACTCCTCAACGATCAAACGCTTCTGCATCTCCCGTGAATGACTCCCAGTACTGTTCGTCACTTGGAAGCCACGGCGAAACTCCTTGGCTTGGCTCATTAAGGATTTCGTTTTCAAGCTCATTTTGTAGGTAGTGGATTGCTTTACTAAGATCAGAAATGCGAGACTCTTTATGTCCCGCACGGCAAATGTATTTAATGGCGTTGCCTAGATGAAAGTTCAGTCCTTGGTCTCGGATGAAATCCCAAACTTGGATAGAACCTCGTCGATAATAGTTGGGTCCAGTTGAGTTGGTGTTGGCCATTTTTTAACTAAGTTGGACATTGAGTTGCCAAGAACAAAACATTGGCGTTGAAGCGCCATGAAGATGGTAATGATATCCTCCTTCTTAGATTCAGGATTTCTCAAAGCATCTTCAATTTGACGCATCTTAAACTGCTGCTCTATTGTCAGCTCAAGTACTGGTGGTGGGGGTCCAAAGGATGATGGATTGGTTGGTAAAGTCATAGTCAGTGTACTGAAGGATCTTGG